CTGCTTCCGTGGAAAAGATTTACGAGGGCGGCAAGGCACGCCCAACCGTGCTCTGTGCTCCATCCGAAATTGGTGACATCACCTTGACAGCCCACTATGACGACGACTTCACAGCAGCTGATACTGCTGCTGGAATCGGAGAGAAGTTGCAGAAGCTCCGCCGTTACGTAGGCGTTGCCTACTACAACGTTACGGTATCTGTTTACGACTGTGACATCAAGGACCCAACAAATGACCGCGTTTACACAAACGCCCTTTTGGTGGGGCTCACCGAGCCAGAGGGTGACTCCTCGTCTGGTGCACCGGCGACCTTCGCGCTGACCTTCGCAATTTCTGACGTAGACGCAGCATCTAACTAATAAAGTTGCGCCCACGGCGCATGTCACTGTGATAGGTTCGTTCGCATGAGCGATAACGCATTTTTCACAGTAGAAGACGGCACCGAGGACGCTAAGGCTCCCAAGAAGAGTCGCGAATCCGGCAAGACCCAAGAGGAGACGCAGCTTCAGAAGCTTCGTGGAATCGTCAGCAAGAAGGTCGAACGACCTGTTGTTTTGCTGCCTGTACCAGAGCGACCTGGCGTCAGCTTGAAGGTGAGCCCCAATATCACTCAGTCCCAGATGAAAAACTGGCGCAAAAATGCCGGTGAGGACTCAAGAAATGGCCTTGACGCCACCAAGTTTGCATGTTTGGTTATCGGACACACCACAATCGGAATCTACATGGATGACGAAGAGGTATTTGACGATAATGGTAACCAGATGACATTTGGTCACCCGCAGATTCTCGAGATGACAGAGACAACGAGACCAGTTCCAGACGCTGTTCGTGCACTCTTCGGTGTCGACCCACACGTAGAGTCAGCTGCTTTGGCAATCCTTGACGCTGCTGGCTACTCAGATACGGTGGCAGCCGTGGACCCTACGAAGGAATCTTCGACGAACTAGCCGAAGATTCGTACATCAAATCAGCAGCAAGACTCGGGGAACTGTTTAACGTAAATCCCCTTGAACTGCTTAATGTGGACGACACTGACTGGGTAATACTGATGGCTTGTGCTACAGTTATTAGTAACGACCGCGAAGAGCAAGAGCGACAGTCGAAGACTCAGAAGACCTAGATTTCAGGCTTCATAGCTCGGCCGCCCTTACACTCACGTGAATTAAAAACTCACCTGGAGACGTAATGGCCGACGAAGTAGTCAGCATAAAACTTAAGGTAGAAGCCCACGATAGGCAGCTCACCCAAGTTATTGCCAAGCTGAAAGCGCTTGAGGCCGTAGAAAAACGTCTTGCCAGCGGTTCGCGGATGCAGAACTTCGCCAAGAACCAAAGCGGCGCTCTCAACAGTATGACAAGGGGTTGGAAACGCCACTTCGACATGGTTGATGCTGGCATCAAAATGATGGGCAAGGGCCTGACAGGATTCCTGAAATTAGCCATCAAGGGTGTCGCCATAGAAATGGGACTTCTTGGCGCAACAATGATTGCTGTCCATGCGACATTTGTGGCTGGTCAACTGATAATGAAAGCCTACAAAGGGGCCATGCAGTTGGTAGCTGGAGCAGCTGCTGGAACCGTAGTTGCACTGGCAGCAGTATCAGCTGCCATCAGAGAGCAGCAAGCCGCCATATACGCATATAGGGGCAAGGGGGCCAAAGAATTTGGCTCAGCGATGAGCCAGACAAGGATGGCAATGAGGTCGCTGCAGGCCGACGCCGACCTCGCAACACTCGGAGTAGAGGCCCTTAACCAGGCATATGGCGTGATGTCAACAACCATGAATTCTCGCCAGATTGCTGGAAGCAGGGGCACGCTTAAAGCATTGATGGACTTTGGCTCGGCTGGACAGGACCCAGCAAAGGGGCTTCAGGCCGTTGCATCTGTTGTCGCTGCACTAAATGACCCAAAGAAGGGAATGTCAGCAGTCAGAGCCGAAGCCAAGAAGCTTGGCCCAGAAATGGAAAAAGCCCTTAAAGCGGCAAACGTGCAAACAAAAGAGCAGTTTTCTCAGCTTCTATATTCTGGCGAACTTGCGAAACTTGGTGGTGTCCAGGGTCAATTTGGGGCAATCAATAGCACCCTAATTGCTCAGCTCAAGTCGTACATGACTCAGGTGAGAACAATATTTGCTGACTATGGTGACCAATTCTTAGAGCCACTAAAGGTTGCATTCCAAGACATATTCCACATTCTCAAGCGTGACATAGCCCGAATAATGGGCGCGGTTCAGCTGACTATTGGAACAGATGGATACATCGATGGCTTTGTATCCATGATTGACAAGGTATCAAACTGGATGGTTAAGACCATACGCGAATACCTTCCACAAGCAGTCGGAATGTTTGACCGTATTGGCGAATGGATGAAGAACTTTAGACAGGGGTGGAACGACGTTCTTGATTATCTAAGGCCACTAATTGATGGTGCTCGGGTGCTGTATAAGATGCTTAACCCAGTCTGGGAAGCAATAAAGGGTGGAGTCGACAACCTGTTCCTCATGAAGGACTTGCTTGTTGATAATGCTGACACAGTTGAGGAGTTTGGCGAACGAATTGGTGGATTCATTACAGCCTTATCAGAGCTGATGATGAACATGAAAAAGATATTCTTTGATGTCCTTCCACTAATAAATGACGTCATTGCTGGAATAACACAAGTCTTTAAGATGATTTCTGGCCTACTTACTAGTGGTGCCGGTGGTGGATTGGTTAAGGCCCTTGCACCACTTCTTGCTTTTTCTGTCATTGGTCGCGGTATGCAAAACGTGAAGGGCAAGTTGATGCCAGGCCTTACGCCAATGAGCCCAAACACAATGAATGTACAAGCTGGAGTTGTAAATATCGGTGGGCCTGGCGGTGCCGTTGCCTCAACACAAATGTCGTCCGGTAGGGCGGGTGCGCCAGGTGCTCCTGGAACCCTGTCTAGCGGAGCATATGGTGGTGGAGTATATGGACCAGGCCGCAGCCTTGGTCAGTTAAAAACATCAGAAGGCATGAAGCTTGGTGCACTCATGCGTGAGGGTGCAAACTCGGCAACTAGAAATATGAACTATGCGAGCATCATGGCTGGCGGTAATGCAATTGTTGCTGGACGACCTGGACTATTTGCACCAAATCAGTATCGTGGAATCAGTTATCAAGATGCTCTTGGTTTGACTTCCGCGCAAAGAGGTGGTCTTGGTGCTGGTGCTTTTTCACAAGCTAATAGCTATGGTCAGCTAGCCAGAAATTCTTTAGCTAATGCCGGTGTTCGTGGTAGACAAGGACTTTCTGCCATTAATTACAGGGCTAGACAAGCATACGGTGGGTTTAGGGGTGCTCTTGGTTTTGCACAACAGGGTGCATATAACAAAGATATTGGCGGCTACAACAACCTATATGCGCCTGGTGGCCAAATAGACCTTATTAATAAAAACCTAAAAGATGAATTAACAAGGCAAACACATCTAGGAAAGATGGGTAGGGCCGGATTGCACCTCAATGCAATGCGAGAGCGCAATAGGACAATTAGAAACAACTCCATGTTTGGTAGGGGCGTTACACGTTTTCAGGGGAGTATGGGCGGCAGAATGGGGACGTCACTTGGACTTGCGGCCGCCAGTCAATTTGCCCCAGAAGAAATGCGCGGAGCGATGGCTCTCGGTGGGATGGTTGGACAATTTAACCCATTAGCCGGAGTAGCGGTAGCTGGCCTCGGTGGAGCAATGAGTGCCCGCTCCGCTGGTGGTGGAGCACTGGCTGGTGCCGCTGGTGGAGCAGCAGCAGGAGCGATGTTTGGACCAGTCGGTGCCCTTGTTGGCGCCGGTCTTGGAACTATTTTTGGAGCCTGGAGGGGTGCGCAAAACAAAGCGAAGTTCGAAATAGAACAGGCTAAAAAGTTTGCCCAAGAAACAATTGGGAGCCTTTATTCAGGCATCGCTAGCGCCGCAGGAAGAAGAATGGCCGGCTTTGAAGAGGCACTGGCCAGGGGGGAAACAATAAAACCAGGAACTGCTGGTGCCTTTGAAAACGTTGCTGGCGAAATGGTGTCTAAGGGGAACAGGCTGCTATCCCAAGTTGCGGCTGCTGGACCAAATATGGCTAGATATATGTCCATAGCCTCCGAACTGGAAGGGGCAGACACAAGATATTTCAAACAGATTTCAGAATTGGAAAAATCTGGACGGCTGACAGCAGAAGAAGCAGCACAGGTTCGCAGAGGTGGCAATACCTCGATGGGCGGAAGAAATGTCTTAGAAAAAATGGCCCGCAAGGATATAGGTGGCGAGAACGCAGAAAACCTATTACGTCAGCTGTATAACAATCAGGGACTATTTGGTGTAGAAATATCAGCTGACCAAATGAAGGGAATGCTTAAGAGGCCAGAAGAAGCAATAATCGAGATGCAGCAAGAGTTAATCACTAACTCTGGTGCTCTCACCGCTGTTCAGTCGCAGACAACAAACAGAATGAAAATGCTGACAGCAATGTCTGGAAAGACTGCCCCCGAACTGGAAATACTTGCAAAAGAACTCGGGTTCAATCTTTACGATGCGACGCTTGATTTTAGCAAGGTCGTGGAAAAACTAGGAATCGCTACGGTTAAATCCTCTCAGCAGATGAAGTTTGCTATGCAGGATGTATTTCTTGCTGGCTCTGATGTGTTTAGGAAATCTATTGAGCAGCGCGAAGGGGAAATGGCTGTCAATCAGTCTGCTGCGGCCCTCCAGGCAACACTTGCCGGCCCTGGAAGCATTGAGGAAAAGAATGCTGCAATAGAGCAAACAATGGCGGACTTTTTCCCGCAAATGCTTGCAGCATCGGGCGGCGACCCACTAGCTGCATATATGAGTACCCAAGCGCTATTCGGACAAGGACGTACTGGTGGTGCTTTTGCTGAAGGTGGAACCTATGCAGGACAGGGTGACCTATTCTACAACAACACAGCATTCCAAGAAATGCTTTCCCAGCAAAATCGAGACATGCCGAAACTTGCTGCCGAACAGCTGTCGGCACTTGTGTTCAGTCAGACAGGAAAGGCTCTCGATGTCGGCAGCCTAATTCCTGGAATAGCTCAAATGTCGCAAGACCAAAGGAACAAGCTATTAACTGACCTGACAACCATGGACGTAAATACCATGAAGGGCACACCACTTGGCATGATGGAGTCCAACATGCTAAAGACCGGTATTACGGCAGAGGCAACAGAGAGTTCCATTACGACAATGCTGACGGGAATGGGGATAACTACTGCTGCATTTGCAAAAACAGAGGGTGATGTAAATGCCGTATCTGATGCAATGTCTGGTCTTACCGACTCACAAACAGAGCTTGGCATAAAGACAGAGACACTAACTGGTGTAGTTGAAACACTTAATAGTAATTTTGATGACTGGTTTAAGGAAAATGGAGACACATCATCTCCACGTGGTGGACGCATTGGAGACACAACGACCTCTCGACTGAGCCAGACAATGGGCCGCCACGCGATGCTGGATTCACAGCTAACCGGCAAGCGGACAATAACATCAGCATTTAGAACATGGGGCCTTGGCTCGCCAAGCTCCGACCACGTGACGGGTCGTGCTTATGACTTGGTTGGTCAGAATCTAGGTCAGTACTCCAAGCTAGTTCACGCCAACGGTGGCTTTGCCGAATTCCATGGAGCGGCTGCTAATCGTCACCTCCACGTTGTACCAGGCCCTGGAATGGGTGACACAACAACAATGCGAGCAACAGTCGGAGCAGCTTCTGCCGGAGGCAATACGACGAATTATTATAACTTTGAGATTAACGGTACAGGAATGGACCCAGAGGCAGTTGCTCAGATGGTTATGTCAAAAATTAAGGAAACAGAGCGCGTGAATAGGGAGCGTTCATAATGGCTGTTGGAGACATAACGCTAATTACTGTCGGCTACACATCGACGGACCCTTCATCAACCAAAAAGCTGTATCCGATTAAACGCA